CTGGCCAATCATCCCGTATTCGGGATTGAAGTAAGCGTCCAGCAACTGACGAGAAGTTAGTTCAACTCCGGGAGCTGAATATGATTGAGATGCATACGGATCAACTGTCGGCATGCTTTCGTCTGTTTGCTGTTGTTTACTCTTACTCAGCAAAGAACCTGCAGTAGCAAGAGCAGCAGGGATGAACTGAACAAAAGCTTCTGGCTGGCCAGTTTGAGGGTTGATGGTCAGATCACCAATTGGTGAGGTCTTTCTTAGAACATCAACTTCTGCTGGGTTCATGTGAACCAGCATTGAGTCTCCATAACGGCCTTGCTTGGCTAACTTCTCAGCCTGACTCTTCATTGGGTATTTGTTTTTAGCCATTACGCTTTCCCCATAGCCTTTTCACCGGCACGTTGTAATGCGTACATCATTCGAGCGCCTTCTCTACGCTGTTCTTCTTTAGACTTGCCAGCACCTTCTAGACTTCCAATACCTCTCACTGCTTTTGCGTTAACAACAAACTCACCATCGCTAAGCATCGCAGGTATGTCATCAGATGTTTCTGTCCCTGGGCCAGAGATCGGGCCGTTCATGCGAGGGAAGTCAACATCGCCGCCATCAGAAAAATTCATTGCGTTGATTGGAGGCGTGGCATTTTTCATGGGATCGTTACCACCCATGCCAACCGCAGCCCTTATACCTGGGACATTAAAACCCATGGTATTTCCAGAATTACTTTTACCCCCACTCCTGATATATTCAAGAAGCTCTTCACGAGTCATGTCTTCAAGGCGTTTTTCTTGCTGCCTCTTTTGATTTGCTTGATAATTTTCAAAACCTTGTTGGGCTAAGTTGCCTATACCGCTACCAAGGCTTCTGAGAGCGCCCATAATCCCACCCTCATTCATGTACATTGGCTCAAGCGATGCAATGCCGCCATCGGCCATGCCAATTTCCCCACCAATTCCAGCCATGCCACCGAAAAGGCCGCTTAAACGACCAGGGCCGCCTAGACTAGAGAAGATATATTCTTGAAAAGTATTGAAAGGTGGAAGGCCTTTGTCGGCTCTTTCTTCGTTTATATCATCTAAAAATGCTTGTTGATTTGCTATGAACCTATCTGGATCAGATAGATCGACATCATCCTCATCTCCAGCTGGCGTGCCGTCAGGGTTGACTCGAATAACCTCTGGCTGCGTTCCGAGTGGGACGTAACCCTCTGGGACTTGTGGCGCTTGAAGTGGCCCGCCAACATTAGGCGCCATTCTTTCATAGTTGACGTATTGAGCGCCGGGTGTGCGCTGTTGTTGAAAAGAACCAGCAAAAGGATTAGCCATGTTTCCAAGGAACGCTGACTGTGCCGTAGCGGGATTGACTCTAAGAGAGGCATTCATTTTTTCTAAAGGACTAGCAGGAAACCTACCAAAGTCTGCTTGTGTGTAAGCTTTTTCTACGCCTTGACCAACCAGAATTTGGCCACGGTTTATCCTGTCTGTATCACTTCTACTCATTTAACACTTCCACCTACGTCTAGCTTGCCGTAGCCTTGAGTTAGGATCTTTCGCTGCCTTAGGAAACTTCTTCATTTGCCCAGCAGATCGAGCGCAGAAAGACTTCCTGCGCTTTGCACGTTTACCTGTGGGCTTGTCCTCCGTTACCGCCGTCTGGAGTTTACTACCAGGATTGGCCTTACGATACGCTTTTACACCCGCTTCTGTCATCCCCGCGCCTTCTTTTGTAGCGCGAAAATTCTTCCTATTACGCTTTGGCATGGTGTCGCGTTTACGCTTAGCAGCCTTTGACCTGCCACCCGTGACAGACCCGCCACCATTGAACTCTTCAGCGTAACGTCTAAACATTAGGAGTACCTAGTCTTCTTGCGCCGGTCAGACATAACGGCGCCACACCCTCTATGATTGCGTATGGCCTCACCACCATTGGCTTTTCTTACCACTCTGCGTCCTCTTGCAGAGGCAGGCGAGGTGAATGTCTTTACGTTTGTAGGCTTGCCGCCTACGCCTTGAGGCTTGGCTCGCTTTCGCTTTACTGCACTACGACGCTCACCCTCAGTCATGGCCTTTGCTTTTGACCTAGGCACACACTTTGGGTATTTACGCTTTGATCCTTTGGTCTTGGCACGCCCGCAGGCTTGGAACTTACCGTCCTTCTTCGGTGCTCCAATGTCTACCCAGTCACCCTTCGGGCCTTTGCCAAACCAATCTTGTAGGCTCATGTCACGCCTGCCATCCTAGCTCTTTTGGCAACAAAGCCACCGGCATTCTTGCGCACCACTCGTCTACCTCTTGCAGATGCAGGAGATGTGCGGACTCTCTTGGCGGCTGCAGATGTACCGCTACTCTTGGGCTTTGGCCCTTTAAAGTCTTTACGCTTTTTACCAGATGGGTCTTTGATCTTGCCCGCGCAGATCTTGCTGGCATAGGCATTTGCGTAAGCTGATGGATAAACATCAAACTTGCGCTTGGCTGCTGCTTTACCCCTTGGGCATAGTTTTGTCATGAACCTACACTCACTACTATATCGCCGTTAGTTATCACTTGAACCGAGCCCACAAGTGCTGTCGCCTCAAGCGGATCAGTGGTGTACGGCAACTCTTGAGATAAACTTATCCAGTTGTCGCCATCGTACACCTGCAACACATTGATTGATGTGTTCCAAATAATATCGCCTCTGTTGAACTTTAGCTCATCCCGCTGCGTTCTGGTAAACAAAGGCGTTGCGTCTGGATCAAGAGAGTCCAAACTCAATTCTAATAAGCGCACAGTTCGATTGAACGTGCCGCCATCGACCATCTGGTTGCCTTGAATAAAAGGCAAACGGCCCTGTAATACTTTGCTCATCGCCTACCGTTTGGCTGCACATCTAGTCGAGTGCCGCCAATCCTGAACCCAAGGCCAAGCCTCACATCTGTTGTTCCATCATCATCAGACTCAAAGCGCACAACCGCCTGCCTACCACGAGCTCGTGCATCAATCTTGGTGGTGCTGCCGGTAAATGCCGTAGTTTGGTCAGTGGCTAATGAGTCGCCGGGGAAGTTACGCGCTTTGATAACAAAGTTCATCGTCTGATCAGAACCGCCGTCGCCTGTGAACTTAACGTCTGGTATGCATCTGCGAATAAACTGAAACTCTTCGCCATCACCTAGGTCAAAGTCCGCGCTTTCAATGAAGACGTTGTCCATGGGAGAGCCGTCATCATCAAACCCGGTTTCATGTGAGAATATGTAGTTGCTGCTGCTAGATGTACCAGCTGCACGAGGAAAGCTTTCAAGACCCTCATCAAGCCACGCTGTTCTAGATAAATTACCTATAGCCCAAGTTTGCTCAACGTAGTTGTAGGTCACATATCGATCAATCACCGTGTTTGTACCAGAGCAGTAGAACCAACCTACCTCATCAAACTGCTTGTTTACGAAAGCAAACACTTGAAACGATTGACCCTCATTGAAATCATCAAACACATAAGATCTGACACTGCATGGCACAGACTGAACGGCACCTTGGTACGAGTAGAACCCCTTCTTGTCCATCCAAAACACACCAGCAGGCGTGTTGATCGGAGCATTTGGGCCTATAAGGCTGACGCCCTCGTTGATTAGATTCAGGCCAAAGGTGAGAGGTGCGCCAATGAACTGCAAGCTGTAAAGCGCAACATCAGTCCAAATCAAAGTCTCTTGTCTAGCTCGCAAGCCGCCAACAATCTGTGATCCTGCCGAACAACGAAGAGAGCCTGCTGTGTTTGTAGATGTAGGGAACCATTCTGCCGGATTCTCTTGGTCAGAGAATGCAATTAATAGTGGGTCAGATGTTCCTGTCCTTGCAGTTGCACTATCATTTATTGGGTCTGCACCAAGAGCAATGACGTGTCGGTCTACATCAGAAACAAGCACTTGTAGCGCAATCGTGGGCGTAAAGTTCGCGCCTGTTAAGTCTGCAATATCTACGGCTCTATCCGTTCCCAATGTTTTTGCGCTTGTGTCCCAGTAATAAATTCGACCTGCCCGCACATTTGCTATTAGGTCTTCGCCAAAACTGTCCATAGACCAAAGCCGAAGCTGATTCAAAGAACTCAGCGCGCTTGATGAGCCCCAGGTGCCTGCACCCCATGTGCCTGCACCCCAACCCGTGCCAGCAACAAACACATCAAGACCTACGTTGATCTGGTATGCGCCTACTGTTGAGCTACCACCATTGCCACTGTCGCTGCTGTTAGCTGTCACCGTTGCGCCTGAGGTGTCTTTAGCTGTAATGACATACACGCTAGTGCTGGTAATAGAATCGATCTCATACTCTTGATTCAACACGGCAGCAACGACATTCCCGCCAAGTGAAGCAGCGCCAGAAAAAGTTACGAAGTCGCCTTTGGCCGCACCATGAGCAGTGTCAGTCACGTTGATTGAGCTTGACCCATCAGTTGCACCAAACGTCACATCGCCTGCAGATGTAGTAGAGCGTATAGGGGTGATGTCGTTGTAGTTTGCGCCTGATTGTATGTAGAGTTTGGTACGAGTGCCCAGACCTAGAAGCTTGGTGCCAGACAGAGAAGTCCACCCAAACAACTTTCTGCCTGTTCCATTGAAAGAAGCGGTAACAAACTTAACCCAGCCGCCTATCTTTTCGGGCAAACCTTTGCGAAATCGAACAAGATTGCCATCAAACCAGCCACCTTCAGCGGTGTAGTCAGTGCCCTCTTTGTTGATGCCAGGGTTAAATATGTACTTCTGCAAGGGCATTACTGATACTCACCGTCGCGGATCATTTCAGTGACTCTAATGGCGCGAGTGCCTACCTGCTGCGCCCACTTGCTATCCATGAATTCGTCTGCCGCTATATCAAACTGCTCGCGCGACATGGCCTCAAGTGCTTTTACGAACCCTCGCAACCTGGTCAGACCAAGGTTGAAGCACATATCGATCATTGCATCTTGACGCGCTTCGTTGATGCCATTGAACCAAAAGTATGTGTCGGCAAGCTCGCTCTTTACTCGCGCTATATCATTCGCCAGCAAATATTCAATTTCATCGTCAGATAGCCCAAGGCCAGACTCTGAGATATTTCTGCCTACGCCTATGGTTTCATACCCAGCACTGCATAAATAAACTTTAGATTTGACGCCTTCATGGCGTTTGATCATTTC